CAGGTGCAAGTTAAGTGCGATAAGCTAGGCCAGCGGGTGATTCAAACGAGCGTTTCATTCAAACGGGTGATTGAATTGCAAGTCACGTGCTAATGCGAGCTGGGTGCAGTAGGGGGGGGGGATTGGAATTTCTGGCGCGGTGAAAAATCCTGAGCGGTAATCCAGCCCGACAAAAAATGTGCAAAGGGGGCTTATACAATACGCTTGACAAGAATGCGTAATGTGCTACTTTGCGCGTGAACCATTGCGTGTTGCGGTGGTGATACTTTAATATAATTATGGCAAGTCCCGTATCATATGATCTGCAAGGCCAAGGCGGAGGCATTGTGCTTTCCACTGCGGCAACTACTTACACTGGCAAGATCCGCTGGATTCAGGTGGTCAATGACGCTGTGTTGGCTACTGTGGCTAGCGCGTCTGGGAGCATCACGGGTGCATCGAGGTTGCAGACTATTACCCTTCCTGCGGGCTTGGGTATTGGCGGTGACTTCAGTTCCGTGGTTCTCACGTCCGGTGTGGTGGTTGTTTACTACGCGTAATGTCCCAGTTTGCCCAGAGTGGTAGCCCGATGGATGCTGCGATTGGCGAAGATGCTGATCGTGGGTTTGTGAGCGTGAACCAAAGGCTTCAACTTAACCAACTCCAAGAGGGTGAGGTAAGGGAGTCGTTGAATGGGCGTATGGAGGGTTATTGGAAGCCACGGAAGAACGTGGTGAGTAGGACAGGTGCATTGACTACGGGAGGGTCTCCTTTGCAGTTGCCCTTCCTCTTGACTGGAACAAGCGTCTTGATTACGGCAGCGTCAGTTACCGCTGGCGTGGTCACACTTACAACTGGCTCTGCTCACGAACTAGCTCCCGGCGCAACGCTAAACATTGCTGGGATTGGCTACACGACTGGAAGCGATCCTAATGGGGTGTTTACTGCGATAACGGCTTCGGCATCTACGATTACTTATGCGCTTACTGGTGGGTCTGGAACATACACCGTTTCTGCCGTTGAGCCAATCTCTGAGGTAATTACGTCCACCTCAAAGGCAATCGCCTCGTCCTCACTCGCCACCAACGTGGTGACAATCACAATCACTGCTGGGCATGGGTTTGCCATAGGGACTGTTGGATACGGACTAATCGCCGGGTTGACCTTTGATGGGACAAATCCTAATGGGCTTAGGCTTTTGACTTACGCTTCAGCAACAACCATGACGTTTCCTGTAACCGTTGCAACTACGGCTGTTTCAGGTGCTGGCACGTTGTCACAAGCTCCGATCAACGACGATGCTGCCGCCAACGTCCGTGCTTCCTGCTTGTTCAGCGATCCAAACGACAGCAACAAGGAGTATGTGATTATTGCGCTTGATACTGTCGCCAAGAAGATCGACTTGGATGGTTATGTGATTACGGACATTCCGTATCCTTCTGGAGAGGCCCTTGGTGCTGACACTGACATGATCCAAGTGTTCGACAAGGTGATGCTGTTCCGTGAAGGGCAACAAGCCTTGGAGTGGTATCCAAACGGAAGGCCAGTCATTTCCGCAAGTTCAGACGACACGGCAAGTCCAGACACCGTTGTTACGGTGAATCTGCGTGAACACGGGCTATTAGTGGGAACCTCGATTACTGTCGCGGGGCTTACTACCGGAACACCTCCCAACGGGACATACACAGTTGCCACGGTAACTGGCCAAGACACGTTTACCTTTTTGGCTGCAAGTATTTCGACAAGCACGACGTTTGTTGCTACTGTTGCTACGGCTACTGATGGATTCACGCTATCCCCAGGTGGTGCTTACACCCAACCTCAAGTATTTGATTCACATGGAGGCAGGGTATCAGTGGATGGTGGGCTTGTCACAATTACGGTAGACGGGAATACTACACTAAATGCGGGTAATTTCATTATTGTTTACGAGAACACTATTCCAGAATTGTCCTCACTAGTAGGTAAAGAATTTCAGGTAGTTAGTGCTACAACCACTCAGATTCAATTTTATGCGCCTGTCCCCAACATTATCCTTAGAGATATTACTGCGGCCACACAGGCAAGCAATATAGTCAAGTTATTCACTGATACAAACCACGGGATTCCTGTTGGAGATATAATCAATGTAAACGCTGTGACATACACTACTGGCACAAATCCAAACGGATTGTTTACAACGATTCGTCAAGCAACGAATATTATCTCGGCAACAATCTCAGGAAGCACAGTAACCATCAATTGCACTGGGCATGGATTTTCGACAGGTAATTCAATAACAATTGATGGAATTGAGTTTACTAGTGGAACAAATCCTAACGGGGTGTTTATTATCACCAATATTAACGCGAATAGTTTTTCTTATACTCTGGTTGGTGGAGTTGGGACATATATTACTACAAGCGCATTTGCAACAATAGACGATATTAATAAACGTCTGCTTTACAACCTTGTTGGTGCAAGTGGATCATATACAGTAACGAGTGCGTATGTTACAACTGCAACAGGTGCATCCAATCAACAGATCGCAATTGGAGGAAGGTTCAGCGTAGGTGGTGGCTTTATGCACCAGCCCGGTGCGCCTTGGGGTGTTCATTTCCAGCGTAGGCTATGGGTTCCGTTCTATTACGATCAATCTGGCGCGTATAACAACGTGACATACACTAGCCGCAAGATTACCGATGAAATATCTGTATCAGACATTCTAGACACTACTACGTTTGACCAGATCGAGAACCAATTCCGTGTCAGTGGCGGAACAGCAGACTTTGTTGTAGCAATGCACGGCTTCTATGACGACGGGTTGGTTGTGCTGAATAGGAATAGCCTTCATCTTGTTAAGGGAACGCTGGGAGGCCTTCTGGATGTTACAGTCAAGGAGCTTACGTCCGAGATTGGATGTTTAGCCCGCAAGTCTGTTGTCATGCGCGGCAATGCAATGCTCTTTTTGTCCGATGACGGTGTGTATGGCATTGAGTTCCTTAACGATTACAACCTGCGAGGCACTGAGGAACCCCTTTCTAAGAACATTCAGCCGTATATCGACCGAATCAACGCTGACTATGCGGATAAAGCAGTGGGGATCTTGTTTGAAAACAGGTATTACCTTGCCGTTCCGCTTGATTCCATTCCGGGAGCAGGCGATTCCTACGGGAACAACGCTATTTTGGTGTATAACTTCCTAAACAAAGGGTGGGAATCACTAGACACCTTTGGAGACTCTCGATTCTTAATCAAGGACTTTATGATTGGTAGCGCAAGCGAGAGAAACAACATCTACGCGGTCACGTCCAATGGTGGATTGCACCAAATCGAAGCGTCTGAAAGCTCAAACGACAGCCTGAACGTGGACAACTCTACTGCTATCGTGTCCCCGGCAATCAACGCAGCCCTTACAACCAGAGGATACGACCTCGGGACGATGGAACGCAAGCGATTTACCGACGCACAGGTAAACATCCAGTCCCTTCCCGGCCAGAACTCGGAATATAATATTGCGTTTGCAGCGGAAGATCCAGATGATGCTCAATCCATAGGCACAACGACCACTCTTCTTGGTGGATTGCTTACACCCAGCACAGCTACCGAAGCTGAAACAGCAAGCATCCGGTGTAGGTTGGGTGGCATCAGAGGATTCACGGGAACAATGATCTTGACAAGGACTATCGGATCACCCAAGGTCAACTCAGTAAAGGTGGCTGGTTCAGTCACCAACAGACAAATCATTTCACAAAGATAAAGTATGGGCGCAATTGATACAAGTTACACTTTCACGGCTACTGACGTAATCACTAGCACGAAGATGAACAACATCCTAGATCAAAGCGTGATTGACCCTACTGCTATTACTGGCACGACTCTTGCCGTTACTACTGGTAAACTTTCTGTTGCGGCTGGTGGAATTAGAGCAAACGAGTTGGCTGCAAATGCAGTTACGACGACGGCGATTCTTGATGCGAATGTTACCCCTGCTAAACTATCCAATTCTGACTTTGGTGCATTCACGGTTGCCAGCGGTGTTGCCACACTTGACGCCGATGTTGTCACAACGGCTAATATTCTAGACGCAAACGTAACTACCGACAAGATTCTTGACGCAAACATCACCGCATCAAAGTTGAGTGGAGCGCAGACGGGAACTGCCCCTATTTACGGGGTTAGGGCATGGGTTAACTTTGACGGAACTGTTGCAGGAACGTTTGCTGGAGGAACTTCTACTGTGGTTCGGGTGGCAGCAAGCACTACTGCTACTATCACAACAACAAATAACCATAACTTAATAACAGGCAATAAACTTCATGCTCTTACTGGCGTTGTTGTTGGGACCTATGTGGTTACTGTAACTGGTCCAAAAACATTCACTATTACAACAGTTGCCACAACAGCTCTTAACACTGGAATCACCTTCAGCTTAAGGCAGATCCGCGGATCGGGAAACGTCAACTCGGTCAGCACATTGGGGACTGGTCAATATGCTGTTAATTTTACAACCGCTCTTCCAGATGCCAACTATTCGCGATCTGGATTTGCCAACTGGACTGGGTCTGATGTAATTGGACTTGTTGGAGGAAATGTCTCGACAGCAACAACTGCACAATCTTGTGATATTTACGTAGCTAACTCTACAAATGGAAGCGTAATCGCCGTGCCCGTGGTAAACGTGATGTTTGTGGGATGAATCAGCATTGCTCCTAATGAATACAAACTTAGGATAGGCAATAAAATATATGGATGAACAATTAGAAAAAACAGAAGAATCAAGCGACAAGCAAGAGCTATTTGTTTCTAAAGTTCCGTCTGCTGAAGAGATTGCCTCCGCTTCTGATGTTGAACGGCTTGAGTATCAACTTGCTCAAATGCCAGACGGATACTTTCCTACGGAGCATTTATTTCTTCCCGGCATGTATATTCGAAAGATATTTATGCCCGCAGGATCATTGCTTACAAGCATGAAGCACAAAACAAATCATCCTTTTGTGATTGCGTCTGGGAGGTTGCGCGTCATGGATCAGGCGGGAGTCGTAGAATATGAAGCTCCATTTGTCGGTGTCACTGAAGCTGGAACAAAAAGAGTTCTTTATATTCACGAAGATACAACTTGGCTAACGTTCCACGCTAACCCAGAGAATATCAGCGATCCTGATGAGATGGTTGAATATTTGACGCATCCAAATAAAAACCCACTTTTCAACAAGGATGACGAAAGAGTCAATTCGTGGAAGAAAGATAGATACGAGCAAGAAGGAATTAAAATAATGGAAACTTATACGGAAAACACAATTAACGACTCCGGAGGTGAGTTGAGCTAATGTCTTTGGTAGCAGTAGGAATAGGATCGGCGGCAGTCGGTGCAGGAGCGTCCATCTACGGAGCAAGTCAAGCAGGAAAAGCCGGTAAAGCACCACCGCCGGTTGATATTTTCCACACAGAAAGAAAAGGACGCAATAAAGGAAAAACTTTAATTGGCCGTCAGGCAACAGGGCTTCTTGATTACTATCCAGAATACATCCCCGGCTTTCTCGAGCTTCAAAACAAATTCGGCCCTCAACTCATGGGCCAAATGTTTGGTGAAACCGGGCAATTCCTTGGTGGTGTTAACGGTCAACCGGGCTTCCAAGGACTTCAGCTAAGCACTTCGCAACAAGCAGGAAAAACCTTAGAGCAACTTCGTGCTGAAGAGCTTGGCCAAATGACCGGTCAGGCAGGAATGACACGAGGCTTGATGCAAGCACTCTCGCCAGAACAAGCAGCCGCAGTTCAAGCATCTTCTCAAGAAGCCGAGCGAGCTAGGGCTTCGGCGCAAGGCGTAACTCCAGAAGAACGTCGTGGATACGAGCAGCAAGCGCGTGAGGGTTTCCAAGCATCTGGACGACTTGGTGGCAACCTAGGCATTGTAAGCGAAGCAATGGGGCGTGAGGATGTTATGGCTCGCAAGCGGGCAGAAGCGGCACAAGCTGGACAACGCGCATATTCCCAAGCTGGGGAATTTTACACCAATCCGGGACTTCAAGCCCTCCGAACTGCTCCATTGTCGTATGGTGCTGGACAACAGGATCTTCGCACCGCCTTGACTCTTGGGCCTGAAGCCGCTGGTGGATTTGATTTCAACATGCCGCTTAATCTAGCACAACAACAAGCCGGAGCGCAAAATCAAGCTAACCAAGCAAATTACCAAATTAACGCCGCAAACCAACAAGCCAAAGCGCAGATGTGGGGTAGCCTTGGAAGTGGAATTGGTCAAGCTGGTCAAATGTATGCCAATAGAAATTATGGCGGCATGAACAACTCTCCGGGCTCAGTGAACTCTCAGGGATACTATGGCGGCGGGCTCCAGCTTGGATA